CATTTTCCTCATCCTCACCAAGGTACCTCACCTTAAAGAGTTTAAGTCTGTCTTCATAAGATTCAGATAGCATTTTACACGAATCCGTCAGTTGGCAACGAAACGCAACTTCTTTCATTTGAGCACGTCTCCGTTCATACACTTCCTTGCCGTGCTGCCACCACTCACGCAGTGCACCGTCAATATTCGAAGCACTCTGGTCTTCTAATGAAACCACAGATGACTCTAATACTGTGTGCAAGGACTTAAAGATTGAGTCCTCGTCCAATGCACCGTGGTACATACCCGTGTCAGGATTGTAAATATTATGTCGCTTTAGAAAATCGGCATCGCTGTCATTCATATATGGAGTGGGCTTGGATTCCTTGTCTGGCATGGTAAATACCATATCACGCTCTTTTAGAAATTGAGCATAGGATATATGGTTAAACCAATCACACCCAGGACGCACAGAACCCTTAACATCATCTCCATAAGTCATTACACTAACGTTGTGACGGAAAGGTTGCATGGGCTCTCCTTCAGGATACATATGAAAATAAGCACACCTCAACAACAATGAATTCACTATACAATTGATATAAACCATCATATTGTGACCCGATGGATTTGAACCGCATTGTATTATCATATCTCCATTATAAGCTACACAAGAATACGCAACTTCGGCCGATATGCCTTTCATTATGGTTATATCCCGTTGTGTGTATTTGCCACACTTCTGCGCTATTTCTATCATAACTGAAAATGCAGCAAGAACTAATTGGGCAGGCATTCGCAAATCATACCTGTCATAATCACCAGCTAGAATACGGTCTCTGCCGAACTTACACATATGGTTTGACAATTGGTCCCACTCTGGGCCCTGTGCATTCACACCAACTGCGCATTCCGTGTCCAATGGAAATAAGGACATGACACGAGCAATGGGTAAGTAATACTTGCGCAAAATCATTTGAGTAGCCCAATGTGCAGCTTGAAAAATTCTAACTTTATCCTTGCCTATTTTTGTGGGTTCGTCTTTAGCACACGCTTTAAAAATAGAATAGCACCTTTCCCCAGCTAACAGTTTATCC